GCCATAGAGCCGGTCGTCGCGCTCCACGCCCGTCTTGGCGGCAATGTCATCCAGCACGTCGCCCAGCAGCCGCCCTTGTGTCTGGATGCCCAGCCCTGCCGCCAGCGCGTCCAGCTTGCCGTGGAAGCTGACCTTCTCGCACGGGATTGCGTACTGCGCAAGAATCGCCGTCAGTCTTTCTCCGTCTGTCATTCGTGTCATCCTCTCGTTAGTACGTCCATTTCTTGTTGATGATGTATTTTTCCAGCGCGTACCGCATGGCGTCCATCAGGTGGTTGAAGTCGTCAATGGGGCCATCGAGCATCTTGCCGAACTTGTCCTTGTCCCATGTGTAATTGCTGATTTCCGTTATGAAATTCGCGCAGCGCGGGTGGATGATGATTTCGAGATTTTGAATCCACTGGATGCCGCTGCGGATGCTGTCCGCGCCTTTCGCCGCGCTGTGCACACGCAAGCCCATGCCGCGCAGCTCAGCAATGGATTTCGGCTCGGCGCCGTCGGCGGTGATGCTCACTTTGCCGTAGCCCATCGCCGTCACGCGCTTGGCAATCATGTCGTTCGTCAGCCCCCGTTCGTACAGCTCATCAAAGACGTACAGGCGGCGCGCCGGAATGTCCAACAATCCACAGAAGAGCGCCGTCGGGTCGTTGGTGAAGCCGAAGTCCAAGCCGAACACGGATTCCAGCTTGCCCGTCCGGCTGATTTCCGCCGGGTCGAACGGGGATTCCTGCCAGTGCTCGTAGATGAGCCCTTCCACGATGCCCCAGTTCCCTAAGCCAGCCACGGCGTAGCGGCGCGGGTTCGTCGCCTTCATCCGCTCGAATAGGCGCAAGTCCTGCTTGTCCAGCCACTCGTTGCACTGGTAGTTCGTTGTGATGGCGAGGATGTCCGGGTCTTGCACGTCGAAAAAGCGTGCTTTCAGCCAGTGCTTCTGATTCCACGGGTTGAACGTCAGCGTGATTTGCTTGAACAGCGGCGGTGCGCATTCGCCGCGGATGGATTCATCCAGCGTGTTGAAGTCGCTCTCGTTCATGATTTCGTAGGCTTCTTCAATCCACACCCAGCACAGCACGCCGCTCTGCGCGGTGATGGAGGTCAATTTCAATGGATCATCCATGCCGCGAAAGTAGATTTTCTGCCCCGTCGGCTTGTAGGTGATTTCCAGCGGACTTTCCTTCCAGCTCCAGAACGCCTCCACTTGCAGGCGGTGAATCGCCCAGAGAAGCTGCGTGAAGCAGCTGTCGCGCAAGGTGCGGTACGTTTTGCGGATGACCAGCAGGTTCGCACCGGGGTACTTCATCATGCGGTAGATGAAATTCAGCGCCGTCGTGGTGCTTTTCTTGCTTGCGCGGCTGCCTTTGCACACGCGGTAGCGCCCCGTGAAGCGCCAGAACGCGCCGTAGCCGCGCCCGACGACATCCGGCAGGTAGATTCGCGGCTGATTAGTCGTCAAGCGCATCCTCTCCCGCCAGAATCACCGGTAGGCTGCCCGACACATCCACCCTGTCCGTGAACAGCCCGTAGCGCTTGCCCAGCAGCTCCGCCGCCTTGTTCGCGTCGCACAGCCGTGCAGGAATCTCGACGACCTTCGGTTCTTCCTTCTTCGTCGTGCGCCGGGTGGGCTTGCCGCTGCCCTCGCCGGGGATGACTTCCGTCTTCTCCTCCATGCACGTCACGACGACAGACTCCTTCATCTCCCGGCGCATCACCGCCGTCAGGTATTTCAGAACTTCGTCCTGCTTGGCAATCAGCGCATCTTCCTTTTCGTCCATGCGCTTTTTGATGTTTTCAGTCACCTTAGGTTTTGTGAGGTTCTCTGCCGCAATCGCCGCCGCTGTTTTCGGGGAATACCCGGCGCGGATGGCGGCTTGCGTCGCGTTCAGGTCGATGAGGTACTCGTCGCAGAAGCGGCGCTGTTTCTCGGTTAATCCAGCCATTGCGCACCATCCTTTCTGGGGGATTCGCAATGCTGTGCCTCCACCGCGTGGGATTTTTGCCGCCACGGGCGGGGCACAGCGGATTTTGGGTACAAAAATACCCGGCGGCGACTGGCGCGTCCGTCGGGTGAGGTGATTGGAGGTTTCCATGTGCAGTATAGCACGGGGAGGGTGTGAAATACTATGAAATACTACGCAAAGTGCAGAAAGCCGGATGTGAACCGCTCCCTGTCACCTCCACGGGGTTTCCTTCTTTTGAAGCAACGTCGGTTTTTCAAGCCAGCATCTCCATGTGTTGCCGTACCTTCCAAACCGTTCTTCGTTGTTCAGTCTTTCAATTACACCGCGCCATGTAAGCAGTTTATCTGTTCCGCCTTTGTCCTCTGTCCAGAAAAACGTCGGCTGCCCTCTGTTGGACAATTTCTTGTTCTCCATTTCTTTCAGGGATAAAACCCGATTGGCCAGCACTGCTCTGCGAATGGCGGATTCATGTGCTTCTGCGCTTGTTCGCTTCACCGGTGACCTTGATTCGCACTTCGGGCACTGATACCAGTGTTCACCCAAGAAATCTTCCAGTTCCATAGCTCTGCCGCAGTACGGGCAGTATGGAGTAGGCTTATTATCGTTCATTTTTCCCTCCTGCGGAATTATCAGTGATTCCAGCGCGAAATCATCCAAGGCGGTCGGCGGCGATTGTGCTGCTGACCGCCTTTGTTTTACCGCCCGTTCACCAGCACGCACGCCACACAGACCAACGCCGCCAGCAGCCCCAGCACGTCCGCCAGCTTCTTCAAGCCCTTTCCAATCAGTGCTTCGTCTCGTCCGGCATCACTTTTCAGCCCTGCCTCTCGCCACTCCTTTTTCCGCTTTTGCCAGTAGCCTTGACGCGCGTCAAAAACAGAAAAAGGTGGGACATAGGAAACGTTCTTGAAGGTTTCCCATGTAACCACCGCCTTTTGTGTAGTATGTACCTTGTGCAGCTCCCGCCTTCTGCACACCCCACGCCGCAAAAATGGCGATTGCCAGCAGCGTCACCCCTGATTGATTGCATAAAAAATGCCCAACGGGATAACCCGTCAGGCTGTAAATTTCCACTTACATTATAGCACCATCCCAATATGAAATACTATGAAAAATGGGGAAAAGTGCGAAGAAAATTTTCTGACAGGAAACGGCTTTTATCGCTTGCCAACGTCGAGGCAAGCAAGGCACACCATCGTCGCCAGCACCGCCAGCAACAGAATCATACTCACGTCTTTTTTGCCTCCATTTTCTCGATACGGTCGAACGGCTCGTCGAAGTTGAGCGCCAGCCCGATTTCGTCGTAGACCTGATCTATCGCTCCTTGGATGGTCAACTGCCCGCCGGGTGACATTTCCGCGTCGAGGGCAGAAAGCACCTTGTGGCAGCGCCCTTGCCCGAAGCCATAGTCCCGGTGGAGGACAAGACAGACTGCCGCGTATGCCATCTTGAAGGTGGATGTCGCGCCGTCTCGGAAGCCCTCGCGGTACACGTCCTCGTCGAATTGTGCCTGCGTCTTGGGTTGGTTCTTCTGCGCCCGACGCTGCTGCCTGTTCATGTGTTCACCTCCGCGTTCAGCCATTTTCCGATGCAGACGGCGCACCTGTCGCGGCTTGCCGTCCCGTCCTGGTCTGCGCACAGCGGGTGCGCGTGTCCGTAGCTTATCAAGCTGTATGCGCTCATGTATGGGCAGCGGATGAGATGGTCAATTGTTTCTTTCAGGGTGTCGCCGCCGTCGTCTATC